ATGTAAGACGATTATTAATCAGAGTTAAGAAGTTCATAGCTTCTTCTTCAAGATTCCTTGTATTTGAACAAAATACAGCGGCTACAAGAAGAAGATTCTTAGGAATTGTTAATCCATTCTTAGAAAATGTACAATCACAAAGTGGTTTAAGTGCATTTAGAGTAGTGATGGATGAAACGAATAACACACCTGACACAATTGATAGAAATCAATTGGTTGGACAATTATTCTTACAACCTACAAGAACTGCTGAGTTTATTGTATTAGATTTCACAATACAACCAACTGGTGCTTCTTTTCCAGAGTAATGGTTAGTTAAAATAAACTAAAGAAAAGGGATTTATTTAAATATAAGTCCCTTTTTTTTATATTTACTGATATTTATATATGAATTAAAGGTTTAAGTATTTAATAGGAGAATATAAATGGCTGAATTATTAGAACCACAAGACATAATGTTTACCCCCTTTGAGCCAAAGCTCAAAAATAGATTTATAATGCAAATCGATGGTATTAATGCTTATTTGATTAAGTCAATGAATAGACCATCAATTGAATCAGATGAAGTTGTATTAGAACATATGAATGTAACAAGATATGTTAAAGGTAAGTCAAGATGGCAACCTTTAGAAATTATGTTATATGACCCAGTTGTTCCATCAGCTGCTCAACAAGTGATTGAGTGGATTAGATTACACCACGAATCAGTTACTGGTAGAGATGGATACTCTGATTTTTACAAGAAAAATATTACATTTAACCTTTTAGACCCAGTTGGAGCTGTGGTTGAAGAATGGGAACTAAAAGGTGCGTATATCCAATCAGCTAACTTTGGTGACTTAGCATTTGACTCATCAGATCCTGTTGAAATATCATTAACATTAAGATATGATTACGCAATACTTAAATTCTAATAAAATACTTAACTAAAATATAAGAAAACCCCCAATATAGAATAAATATTGAGGGTTTTTTTATTTAATATATATTTATATATGAAATGGGGATGTTTATATGAAAACAACATTTGAAGAAATAATAGATATAGTTTTAGACCACGAAGGTGGTTATGTGAATGATCCAGATGATGCTGGTGGTGAAACCAAATATGGAATAGCTAAAAGATGGTATCCTGATGTGGATATTAAAAATCTCACAAAAGAACAAGCTAAAAAAATCTATCATACAGACTATTGGAGACGAGGTAAGTGTGATGATGTTCCTCCACAATTAAGACATATTTATTTTGATATGTGTGTTAATTTTGGAAGAAGAGGAGCTGTTAAAGTATTACAACAGGCTGCTAATTCTAAGAGTAGAAATAAAATTGAAGTAGATGGTGGTATAGGGCCAGCTACATTGAATGCTATACAGAAAATAAGTGTAGATGTAGTAAGAGCATATCGTGTGTTACGATTTGCTAACATAGTTATAGACAAACCAAATCAAGAGAAATTTTGGTTAGGTTGGTTTAGACGAGCAATAGAAGTTTAACCAAAGTTATAGGAGACAAAAATGTCAACAGATAAATTATATAGT